TCTAAAAAAGAAGATAATGACGATAATCAAAACGATGCCAAAACTGATAATGATGGCGAGCTTTGGTAATGTCTAGGAAAAAGAAATTTTTATATCATTCAGATTTTGCTTTAGCCAAAACTGGCTTCGGCAGAGTATCAAAGTCTCTTTTAACTTATTTATATAAAACTGGAAAATATGATATTGTTCATTATTGCTGCGGAATGCAAGAAGGAAATCCAGATTTATTAAAAACGCCTTGGAAATCTTTAGGAGCTTTACCCAATTCGCCAGCAGAAATAGAACAATTAAATAAAGACCCAAATCAAGCAAGACTTGCTAGTTATGGTGCATATTTTATAGATAAAGTTATAGAGCAAGAAAAGCCAGATGTTTATGTCGCAGCTCAAGATATCTGGGGAGTAGATTATAGCATAGGAAAGCCTTGGTTCAATAAGATTAAATCCGCTATTTGGACTACATTAGATTCATTACCTATATTGCCATCTGCAGTTTCTTGTGCGTCAAAATTAAAAAATTATTGGATTTGGAGTGATTTTGCTACTAAAGCTTTACATGATTTAGGTCATAAAGCAGTAGAAACAACGCACGGACCAATTGATATAAATAATTTTTATAAATTACCTGATGATGAAAGAAAGAATTTAAGAATTAAAAATAATATTAATCCAAATGCTTTTATTATTGGTTTTGTTTTTAGAAATCAATTAAGGAAAAGCGTTCCAAACTTATTAGAAGGTTACGCTATTTGGAAAGCTAGAAATCCAGAAGTTAAAAATACTTATCTACTTCTACATACTCATTGGTCTGAAGGTTGGAATATTTACAAGTTAGCAGATGAATATAATATACCAAAGCAAGAAATATTAACTACTTATGTTTGTAAAAGCTGTGGTAATTATGAAGTCAAAAATTTTACTGGACAAGATATTGATTGTAAATTTTGTAAAGCTCAAAAATCTCAAATAACTACTAATGTAGGAATTGGAATTACAGAAAAACAACTAAATGAAGTTTATAATTTGATGGATGTATACTGCCATCCATTTACAAGTGGTGGACAAGAAATACCAATTCAAGAAGCCAAATTGACGGAGTTAATTACATTAGTTACGAATTATAGCTGTGGAGAAGAGATGTGTTTGGATGAAGCTAATTCACTAGCTTTAGATTGGGCTGAATACAGAGAACATGGAACAGAATTTAGAAAAGCCTCAACTTTACCAAATTCAATAGCTAAACAATTACAAAAAGTATGGAAAATGCCCATAGAAAAAAGAAAAGAAATGGGTAGAAAAGCTAGAGAATGGACTGTAGATAATTATTCATCAGAAGTTATTGGTAAGAAATTTGAGGAGTTTATAGATTCAGCAGACTTTGCAGATTATAAAAATATTTCAATACAACCAGAAGAGCAAGATCCTTTGTGTAAAATTCCACCAATAGAAGATAATTCTGAATGGTTAAAAGCTTTGTATGCTAAAATTTTAAAAAGACCAGAAGTTGATGAGAATGATGATGGTCATAAATATTGGATGCAAGAAATTGCTAAAGGTCAAAAGAGAGAGCAGATTGAAAACTATTTCAGACAAGTAGCTTGGCAAGAAAATGAAAAAAATAAAAAAGTAGAATTCAAAGATCTTCTTGATAAAGACGATCACGGAAAAAGAATTCTATATGTTATACCAGAAGATGAGTCAGATGTATTTATGAGTAGCAGTTTATTTCCATCTATAAAAAGATTATATCCAGATTACAATTTATATGTTGCTACTAAAAATGAATATTTAGATATTCTAGACGGTAATCCTAATATTCATAAAGTTATACCCTTTGTTCCTCAAATGGAAAACCAAGTATGGTGTGAGGGAAATAAAGATTTTGAAGGTTATTTTGAAATTGCATTTTTACCTTATATTGGAACACAAAGAATATTAAATTATCTTCACAATGGTAAAGATAAAATTGAATTTGATATAAAAAATTTCTAATATCTATATGCATGTATTAGAAGCATTCGCGGCATCGTCTGGTTTAAAAATATCAAAACCATATATTTATGAAAAATACTATCCATTAAATTTTGATAAATATATAATAATTGAAACAAATGATTCAAAATATCAATCTAAAAATTATGATTATTGGCAAGAAGTCATTGGCCTAATCTTGCCTTCATTAAAAGAAAATAATATAAATATTCTGCAAATATGTGGGCAGAATGATCCTAGATTACTTAATGCTTATACTGTAACTGGTTATACAGTAAATCAAAAAGCATATTTAATTAAAAATTCTGTAGTTTATATTGGTTCTAATTTATTAGGATTACAATTAGCTTCAAGTTATAATAAAAAAATTGTAGGTTTATATGGAAATATTTACGCATCACAGAACAAACCTTATTGGAGTAACAAAGAAGATCTAGCTTTGATTCAAGGTTTTGATGAAAAAATAAAACCATCATATGCCCCGCAAGAGAATCCAAAGGTTATAAATAACATAAAACCAGATATTTTAGCTCAAAACATTTTAAATAGTTTAAATATTAAATATAAAATTAAAAATAAATTCAAATCTATAGGCGCAAGTTATATGAATAAAACTATAGAACTTGTACCAAATATGGTTATTAATCCAGCTTCTTTTGGAGCACCAAATGTTATAGTCAGAATGGATATTGAATTTAATGAAAATTTTCTAGCAGCACAATTAGCGCAAAGTAAATGTTTAATTGTAACAAACAAAACTATTTCAGAAAATTTGATAAAGACATATAAAGCTAATATCACTCAAGTTGTATACAAGATTGAAAAAGAGAACGATCCTTTATTTGTTAATTTATTAAAAAATGAAAACATTAGTTTTGCATTAATATCAGCATTAGATCAAGAAGATATTAATAATATTAAAATTCATTATATGGATTTAGGTTTAATACTAAAACTCAATTTTAAATCTAAAGAAGATTATGATTATGAAAATATAAAATACTATAAAAGTAATCATTTTATATTAAGTAATAGCAAATTATACATGAGTGAAGCTGCAGTAGAAAAAGACTTACCTATTAAAGATTTTGATCAAAACATTCAAGAAATCATTGATACTGATACCTTTTGGAAACATGCAGATAATTATGCTTTTTTAGTTGACTAGTTTATATAAATAGACTATCATACTAATAATGAGTCCAAAAATTAAACAACAAGATCAAACCGCTTCAATTGGAAGCTCTGCACTTTTTGATAGCAATATCAATATTATTCCAGAATTAAATGAACCAGTACTAGAAGTTGTTCCTCCAAAGCTTATTACAAGAAATAAATACGGCTTAATTGAAGATAAAAATACTAATTATACATATAATGATGATGGAACTATTAATTGGCGTAAAATGGTTAAGCAAGAATATCTTGTTCCAAATAGACAAAAAACTCAAGAGACAGATGTATCTAAACTAGAAGATAAAGATCTACTTATTCTTTTGGGTGGAATTAAAGAACTCGCTCAAATTAGAGGTTATACTAGCGTTGAATATAAAGTAGTTGCAGCTAGTGAAAATTATTTTGCTACATCTTGTAAAATTACATGGATTCCTAATTATGAGACTAATGGAAGAGTTATTGAATTCGAGGCTCTTGCTGATGCGACTTTAAACAATACAAAAAGTTTCGCTAGATACTTCTTGGCAGCAATTGCAGAAAATAGAGCATTTGTAAGATGTGTCCGTAATTTTTTAAAGATTAATATTGTATCTCAAGAAGAATTAGGTGATGCAAAACTTCTTGAAGAAGCCGTAGCTTCAAATGAGAATCCGACCTCTCCACAAGTTCTTTTAGAGAAAGTTATGAAAGATAAAGGTGTTTCTTTTGATTATCTCAAAGAAAAATTAATTAAAGAAAAATTTGAAGGAGCAGAAGGTCTTAGCTCTGTTCAAGATATTCCAAAATCTAAAATATTTGAATTGATTGATAGAATTAAAAAGATTAAAAAATAAATTACTGAGATTTGAAATAAGGAATTCTTACGCCAGTTCCATTTATATCGAGTCTAAAATAACCAGAAGGGGCATAAGTTCTAGTTGTTGAAGCTATAACTTGATCTGGATTAAATGTTAAACGTCCACCAGTACCGCTTAAATTCAAATAATAACCGCTTGCCAACTTTAAGTCTCCACTATTTATTTGGCTCTTAAGAAAAGCATCGCCACTCAAAGTATTTATTAATCCAATAATATAACCGCTTACTCCAGATAATTGTTCAGCGTCAACAATATTACTTAACTGGTTACTGATAGGAATTGGAATATTATTAGTTTGAGGCAAGAATGCTAAATTATTAACTATTTGTCTATCAGTATCAACAGCAGTCCCTTGATTATTAACTTTTGGAAATCTATAAGTAGCAGCTAATCCAGTTGGAAATGCTTGGTAATCAACTGCAACGGCATCTACAGTACTATAACTAACATTATAGCAAAGTTTTCGACCACCAAAACCTGGTTCTATTTCAAATGTCGCTCCAGCTGTACACGCAGGACAAGGAGATGGAGGAGAACATGATGCACAACCTGCCAAAGTACCATTTTCACATCTGGTATAAAATACATTTCTTTGGTAATTACCCAAATCATAAGTGCTTCCATTAGTAAAATCTTTATCATATTGTGCCATTAAATTATCTTCAAATTTAGTAGATGGTCTTAGTGCCATATATCCACTTTTAAGAATTCCACCACCAGTACTCTTAGCAAAACTACTAGTTGTTGTAAAAGTATCAACTCCATTAAAAAATGCTTCTCTTAATTGGATTCCGCTGTTAGCTAAGGCTTTAATAAAACTAGTATAACTTGGACTAGTAAATTGTTGATACATTATTTTATTTAAATTATCTGGTATCAAATAACCAGTAGCAGCTTTTTGATCAGTAAAAAATACATAAATACTTCCAATATAATTTTTAGGATTTTTTAGTACTATTGATATATTATTATCACTATTTATAATAGCTGTAGCAGTATTTATATCATATTTTTCAGAAGTCATTTGATCATTTTGAAATCTTCCAAAAAGATAACCATGAGGTTGATTATAAGCTGTACCAGCTAAAGTTTTTTGAGATGTATATTTTGTTCCCCCATTTTCTCTTGCGTCAATAGTTATCCAAAATCCAGAAATTACATCATCTGTTAAAAATGATCTTAAATTTGCATCACTAAAGTTAACGAATGCTGCGAATTCTGCAGATAAAGCGCTAGGTGAGTAAAAATTTTCATAAATAACAGTTTCACTATTAACACCAGATCCATCAAAACCTCTAACTCCAAATCTCAATCTATAAGTTAATTCATCGTTTGTCCATACTTTTAAACTTGGCGCAAGATTTTTCATACTCCATTGAAGAGATAAAGTTTTATCATGAATTAAATTACCAGTATTTAAAGCTACAGATTGAAATCTTCCTGGTTGATCACCTACAACTGGAACCGTAGTTAAATCATCATAACTAGACCTATATTTAAAATCATTCAATTCAATTAAATTAGTATAATCTCCCAATAAATCAGAAGAAAAATAAAAATTTCCAGGTCTATAATTTCTAGAATAATATCCCTTTGAACTTATGCCATAAACTCTAAAATAATAATTTTGATTATTTATTGTAGGAACATAATTTCCACTTGTAGGAATATTATTATCAGGAACTTGAATAGAACTTAAAAAGAACTCTTCATTTGGTACATTAACTGTTGTGCCTTGAACATTAGCGTATTGAATTTGAAGATCATTACTTATAAAATCGCTTCCACTTTTAGCATATATTTTCCAATAAGCTGTCTCATTGTTAATTGTATCTATCGCTCCACTTATTTTGTAATTTAAATATAAATCGTCTGTTTTATATAAAAATAAACCACTTGGATAACTAGCTTCTTTTGATGAAATTGGAGTTATTACTGGAGCATCTCCAAATGATATTCCAGATTCAACATATGCATATTTAGTTGGATTATATTCCATTGCGTTTATATTGTATTTAAACGGTTCAACTTCAGTTATTCCAATAATTCTATATAATTCAGTTTCAGTATTTAATCCAAATCCGCTACCAGTTGTTTGAGCAGTCCAAATTGCTCCAGTATATAAATTATAATCAGTTGTATTGAATACTTTATTGCAGTTAATTTCGGTTAAAGTTTTTTCTGGATCATAACCTGTTGCTGTATTTACAAAAGATGAATTCATTTGAAAAAGTCCAGATTGAATTTTACTTCTTTCATAACCAGTAATAAAATCAGAATAATTTGTTCCAGTTGCTCTTGATGTAGGTGTTAGAATTTCTAATTTATAAGTTTGTCCTGGAAAATTTGTTGTAAAATATCCAGAAATATTATTAAATTCTTCGTCAAGAACAAATTTATGTTTACCTCCAACTCCCGTATTAATTCCTAAAACTCTTCCTCCTAATCTATGCAGTAATCTATTTGAATCTTGAATTTTGATAACATCTCCTGGCCTTAAATATACTGAATCTAATCCCGCAGTAAAATCAACAGTTTCTGTTTCTAATTGCTCGCTAGCTAATGCCCACTTTCCAAGTCTATAAGCTTGTCCTCTGCTTGTACATCCAAATGCAGTAATTTCTAATTTTCTAATCCCATATTTTCTTACACCATCTGGATCTTCAACATGCTCAACTGTTGGTTTAGCAAAATAATTCATGTCATTATATCTAACTATTGCAACAGTATTTCTTGTTTTTTTACTACTACTAGAATAATTGAAATCTCCATTTTCTACGTTAGAATTTGTAAATAAAACATAAGGATCTTTTGGCATGTCAGCAATTGCAAAAATTGCACCATTAGCATAATAAGACATTCCTCGAAAAATACTAGTCATATCATTTAATAAACTAAATGCATCAGAAAAATCATTTATGACAGCATTACAAGTAAATCTTGGTTCTAATCCACCAAATCCATCATCAACAATTGTATCGCAATACTGAGCGATTTGATATATATTCCATTTATCTACTTGTTGATTTTTTATATATTTTCCCAATCCATATCTTTTATTTGTTAATATGTCATAATAACACCATGCTGGATTATCTGTCCAATAAAGTCCGTTACCAGAAGGATGATATTCATCTGAAAATCTACCATCCCAATCTCCATTATATGTTTTCTTAATTGGATCATAATTGCTTGGGATTTTCATTTTTAATAATTTAACATCGTATGATCTATCTGGAACATTTTGAAAATATTCTGATGTAAATAGACTTTTAAAAATTGCAGATTTTGGATATATATAATCTTCTCTAAAAACTTCTGTAATTGAATCTACCGTTACAGAATCTTTTAAATTTAATACTGTACTTTCTTTACTAGTCCTTTGTATTTGTACTCTCCATCCTAAAAATGTTAAATCATTTGGATCATATTTACCAGTTAAATCAAATTTAAAAGTATCAATTATACCAGAACTTATTTTACCCTCGGTTTTTTCATCTCTTTGCAGAGATGGAATTTCAACATATCCACCACTAGTTATTTTAAAAATTTTAAATCTATAAGTTATGCTTCTATCTCTAATATCTCCTGCAGTTTGTGAAATTTTAGCAGTTTGACCACAACCTAAATCAAAAGTTACCCTATCTCTATTTGGATCATTTTGTTGATCAAAAAGAGCTGTTATTTTTAAAGATACTATTAATTCACTTATATTTGTACTTTTAAAATCATAATTTTTAGCAAAATCTACTCCATATCTTAAAGTATCTCCTAGTGTTAAAGTTCTAGAAGCTTGGGGAACATCTGCTGAATTATTATTAGTAACATTTTTTAAATTACTAGTTAAGTTTACTGCAGTAGTTTGATTTCCATTATCATATCTAAAATTAATTTGAGAATAATTATAATTTCCAGCATCATCAATTAATGGAACATTTTTCCAAAATATAGATCTTAGATAAGGATTATTTTCTTTACTATTATATTTATTAAAGATATAACTGGACCAACCAATTTGATTAGTTTGACCAGCATAAACATATTTTCCACTTACTAAACCCTCGATTGGACCTTCAGAAATTAAATCTGTAACTTCTGTTTCTGTTCTAGAAAGAACTTTACTTGCTCCTGCTCCAGCTTTTAAAATACCTTCTGGCGCTTCAATCGGTGTATGCGGATCTGGTGGTGGACTAGGACTACAACTACTTCCACCTCCTCCTGCTCCTCTTAAAACT